ACGCTGAATCGTCGCCATGTTCAGGAGTTGCAATTCCCGCCGCGTGGATTCCATCGCCTCGTGCATATCGGCAATGACCACCGTGCGTACCGTCCGTGCCATGTCCCGCCGTGTTGCCTGCGTCGTGACATAGATCATCATGCCGTTCCACACAGAGACGCCCAGCATGATGCCGATACCCAAAATCACTACAAGCCAATATCGCCGCCGTGATGAGATGTCAATCATACTCGTCAATATTTAATGATAAAGTTGACGACAGCCGACGGTTGCATCGTGTTATGCGCTGTGCCGCTGCCAGAGGATGAGGTCGCCACCGCGCCCGCAGACGCAGTATAGATGGGGATTGTCCCACCGCCAGCACCGTTAACGACAGTGGCATTGCCGACATCACCGGCAGTCGTCGCAGCCGGAGTCCCGTTGCCAGACGTCTCTTGGTGCTGATGGTCTGCGCCAATATGCGTATGCGAACCGTTCTCGGCGAGCGTCAGCGCGTGGCTCTCCTCGCCGAGCTTGCTGCCAAGCGTCCGATTGGTGAGGCCGCTCCCTGTGCCCGAGCCAATGGGCGCGCGTCCGCGCAAATCCGGTACGTTGAATGTCGTTGAGCCATTGCCGACGCCCCATGTCGTGCCAATTGCCGCAAATAATATGGCATACGTCGTGCGTGACACCGCCGCCCCATCGCACAGCAGCCAACCGGTTGGCGCGGATGCCCCGCCAAACATCACCATTGCCCCAGCAGGATTTAACGCTGCCGCTGTATGCACCCCGTCAATGCCATGTTCTGCAAGAAAGGTATTCCACGCTTCACGCGCCGGGCGGTTGACAATGCCTTGCACTCCATATACCGGATCATTATCTCCGGTTGCCCGTTCCCCATATTCAATCCACGTGGGAGTTGCCATAGTATGATGCTCCTATAACGTATTCCGATTACGCTGCCCGCCGAAGGTCATTGACCCGTCAAATAGCCACGACCCGTTAATCACCATCGGCGGCAAGGCCAAATAGACGCCGGTATCTTGCAATGTCCATGCGATGCGCGGCGTCATGAGTGCGGTTTTTTTCGTCAAGACTTTTCCAATCTGATTTTTCAGGGGCAGGCCGGTTTCGTCTCGCAGGATTTCCGTTGAGAACGTGACAAACTGCCCTGCTTCGGCCTGAATATTCCGGTATGATAATTCCACGCACGTCAACGTATAGACCGGCTGCGCGAAGACCTCCACGACTCGGGCTTGCACGGCCTGTAACGTCGTGGCATCAAAAATCCATCGCCACTCAAACGGAGTGACCGGGCGACGCACACCATAGCGCGTCTGACTCGCGGCATCACACGTTCCTGCCCCGTCATTATATCCCAAAAAATCACTGCGCACGCCTTCCTTGAATCGCCGGTCAACCTGAATATACGCCGGCGCGTAATAGGCTTCAGCCTGATTGACAAGGTTTTCTACGCTCCACGACGCGGTTTCTGATCCGTCAAAATCACGTTCCGCGAGAAACCCCTGAATATTGTAAGTTGTCAGGGCAGCGTCTAATTGCAAAACCAGATCGCCGTTCTGATTCACCCACGCATTGCCCAAAAACGAGGACAGAATTTCCGTCACAATTTCGTCCAGCCGTCGATCCGCAAGCAGAATCCCCGCCGCCTTATAGCTCAGAGACGCCGCAATACTCCGCGCCAATAGCTGCGCCGTCTGATCTATCGCGGTCAGCCCCGCCGCGTCCAGAATATCCAAAACAATATCAATCGGATTCGTGAGGACGCTGCCACTGACTTTTTTCCCTTTGCCGCGCGCCGTCAGCCCGTCGCCCTGATCGCTCGCAAAGTCGGCAATCGTGTCGCCGGTTGCCGTGCTGACCGTATAGGTGGCCGCCGAAATGACGGCGCCGTCCTTGTCATACAAAATCAGGCCGGTCGTTTCGATAACGCAGGCGGCGACTAAATACTTGAAATTGACGGTATCAATACAGGGACACGGCCAGACGCCGCCTGATCCGATGCCGTCTAATTCGCCATACGGTATCTGCAAGATGTCGCTTTCTTGCCGCGCGTTCGCAAATTCCCCGCTCTTGCGAAGGTAGTAAGTCTCAGTATAATTCATTTGACCGCCGTGATCGCTAACGTGGTGCGCGTCAACTCCTGCCGCGTCACGCTGCCCGCGAAAATGGGAAGAAACACGTCAAACGGCAACCCGCGAAACCCAAACCGAATCGTTAACGAGGCCGCGAGAAACGTATCCGCCTGCAAAATCTCTGAAAAATGCAGACTTGCATTATCGAGCGTCACGCCGAACTCCGTCTGTTCTGACCGCGAGAGACTGCTAATCAAATCCTGTGAAAGCGGCGCAAGCGTCTCTTCTAATTCTTGATCATAGTTGACAATATACGCGCCGCGATCAATAATATTTGCCAAATCCGAGCCGCCGCCAAAAAACCACGTTCCCCCAAAAATCGCAGAACCGTCAAAATCCGTATAGCCGGTCGGCTGCCCGATTTCGCGGTCTTCAGGATACGTTGGGGCGTAGATATACTTCCCTATCGCCGTCTCTAAAAACACAATCACGACGGGCGCATAGCCGCTGGCGGCGGCCTGTTGAAAATACGAGGACGGGCTATACACGCGGGATCACCACCTCGTCAAAATTCAACGTGACTTCGTGCAGATTGACATATTGATATTTACGCGGCACGCCGTCACGCAAGAACACCACATACAATTTGTTATCTTCATCGGAAAACAGATGCAAAAGGAACGGCGACACCCGCCCCGTCGCAGCGTTATTGATCGTCAACGCCATCTCGCGCAAGGCGTCAATATCAGCCGTGCTCATCAGGCCATACGTCAGCGCAAACGTTTCTTGCTTGACGTTGACGAGATTGCGCCGTACGCCGAATGCACTGAGACTTTCAGTAATCGTAAAATTCAGATTGTGTTCCGCGCCCCAATCGGCGTTATTGGTCAATTCCAGCACATCCCCTAAATACAGCAGACCGATTTCCAGATACCCCGTTGCATTGCTTGCGTCATCAATCACGATCCGCCAATAGCGATAGGTTTCATTGAGATAGAGATACGCCAAGTCCAATAGTGTCACCGCCTGCGAATAAGCGGGGCTGCCCCATGAATCTGTGGGATTGGCCTCCAGCGTGATGGTTGCGGTATCCGTCAAATTGTGATCGCCGCAGACGAACGCTGTAATCGCGGTTGCCGCGCCGAGATCGCAGACAATATTGACGGACGTGGTATCCAACCCACTCCGAAAAAACGCTCCGCGATCTTGAAAGTTGATGACGTTCCCAACGCCAAACGTCGGAATCGCCCGAAACACAAATTGATCGTTGACCGCAAAATCATCGCCGCTGCCGCTCGTAAAGCTAATTTCGACGCCGTTATTCAGAGCGGTCATCAGCGTTGAGGTCGTGACGCCGGTTGCGCCCCACACCCCTTCTGCCATTGACGATTCGCGCCATTTATACGTGGCTTGGCCGACCTCTGTTCCCCCGCTCACGCTGTCAATCACGACGGTATAAATCAGAATTGATGACCCGGCATACGTGCCGCCGGTCGTCATGGCTGCGCTGCCTGTGCCGGTTTTGAGCGCGCCGGTCACGACGCTGGGATATTGCGAATCCGGCGTCAGCATGCCAGTCTGAATCTTGTTCTCGTAGAGATACCGTGTCGCGCCGTACATAGTCAGCCTTACAGTTTTATCGTATAGAGGTTCGTCGCGTGAGTCGTGAGCAGCGTGTCAAAGGCTTCATAGGATGTGCCGATCACCGCCGTAATTTCGGCAATCGTGATTCCGTCATTCTCACCACTAATCATGTCATTCGTGATGATATTCCCCAAATCGCAAGCATCCCATTCTTTGCGCAAGTCGCGCAATTTCGACATCGTAATCAACAGATTTGTCGCTTGCGTCCGCACTTGCCCGACATATTCATTGGCTTTGGTTGTGGTCATAATAGGGTGTCCTCCTGATACTGCGTGGAATAATAGGCTGAATCCAACAACGCGGGCGCGGTGTTCCGCGTCCAGCGATAGGCTGTCAGCCGGTTGATATATGCTGCGACCTTGTTCACGTACAGCGAACCATCCAGATCGTCGCCCCTCTGAGTTGTCCCGTCTGACAGACATTGACGCTCTGGCGTCCATTCGCGCCACGCCATGCCTGCGGGCATGGCCTGATACTCCGGTTCAAGCGTCAGGAATTCCTGCACCGTGCAGGTCAACGTTTCGTCGCCATTTTGAATAAATATCTGTCCGCCGGTCTCACGAAAATACGCGGATGTGATCATATGTCATCTTATGCTCGCCGCGCCGTTAACCGCCGCAAGCCGTCGTCAATCTCTTTGATGACTTGCCGGTCAATGACGCTGGCATTAATTGTGAGATAATAATTATTGACCGCGCCCGTCGCCGCAGGCGTGATCATTCCGCCCGCCGCCATGCGCGGCACGGTGGGATACTTGCGTATGATGTCCATGCTGCGCCCGTGCGGAATGATTTCCGTCCCCGCCGGAAACGCGCCAAGCATCGGGCCGGGCGCAGTCATCAACGCCATGCGCCCGCTCGGAAACTTGGCAATCTCGCTGCCGCGCTCATTGACAATCGCCAGCCCGGACGCGACGCCGCCGCCCGCTAATTCAGGGACTTTGCCCTCCGTCTCAATCTGGATTTTAACCGTCTTTTTTTCGGGGATGTTGTCGAGCGACGCGGCGAACGCCTTGATCATGGCGTCCGCGTCCGCGCCGCCAATGCCCGCTTGACTCAGCGCGTCTGTCAGTCCGGCAATCGCGCCCGCCGCGTTATCGGAATCCCCGCCTGCCGATCCGAACGCACTGCCGAGCGAATCCATTTGCCCCTCCGTCAGCTTGCCTGATGACGCGAGCGATCCTAACATGCCGGAGAAATCCATCGCCGCGCCGCTCGCCGCGCCTGTCGCGGCGGCCATGCCGGTTTCCGCGCCCGTCAACGCCGCCGTCGCGCCGGTCGCATCGGCCTCGACATTCGCGGTCGCGTTGAGCGCGGCCTGCAACGCGGCTAACTGCGTCTGGTCTAAGCCCGCCGCCTGCGCAATCTCCATCATTTTCGCGCCCGCCTCGCTGGACGACATGCCCATATCCTGCATCGAGGCGATCATCTGCAAGGCGACTTGCGCGGCCTTGCCCTCTTCCACGCCGGATTTGACAACGGCCTGCGTGAACAAATCCATCGCGGTCGTGCCTTGTTGCCAATTCGCGCTGATGCCGCCGAACGTCTGATCCATCGTCGTGCCGGTCTGCGTCAGGAACGTTTGAAAGTCAAAATTCGCCTGCCCCATCGCGTCAAAATTCGTCTTGAGCGCGGCGGCCATTTCCGCCCCGCCCGCGATATTTTTGCTGACAAAATCTTGAAACGCATTCGCGGCCTTCGTGCCTTCGGTTTGCGTGTCAGCAAATAATCCTTTGAATAAATCTTTAATCGGCCCCCACGCAGCGGCCACGATGCCAGCAATCGGCGCAATGCTGTTGAGACTTCCTAAAAATCCACTGAGTCCACTGCCGCCCGTCAACCCTGCGAACATATCTTTCAGCCCGCCGAGGCTGCCGAGATTTTTGAAAGCATCGCCGATCCCGCTTAACGAATCCGTAATTCCTTTGATTGTCTGCGGCAATTCCGCGATCTGCTGCGCCCTTCCCAAAAATCCCTCAATGCCGGACGTGTCGAACCCGAAGAGATCGCCAAGATTGCCAATGCCAGATGATAATCCCCCGAACCCCTCAGATAACTGTCCACTCGCGTCTAATAACGCACCCATCGGATCAAGCTGCGCCTGCAACGTCTCTAATTGAAGTTGTTGCGCTTCCGCGACTTCATATTCCCTCTCCATGCGCCAGACGGCGGTTTGCTGCAACTCATCCAACACCACGCCTTGACTCTCTAATATCTGCAAGGCTTCTTTGTTGCCAAAGAGACGCTTTTTGTCGGCCTCATCGAGTTTGTTAATCCATTGCACTGACTCGTCAGCTTCTCGTTTGCGTGCCTGAAATGCGGCGGCTTCAGCCTTGTCACGGTCTTCGGCGGCCTTTTTCAGCAATTCTTCATTGCGCTGTGCGTCCTTGAACAGCCGTTCACTCGCGTCATTTCGCGCTTTCGCGGCGCGTTCCGCTTCTTTCGCGGCCCGTTCTCGTTCACGCTCAACCTCAGCCAAGTCTTTTGCGCTGTCTTTCAGCTGCCGCAGTTTTTCCTGCTCTTGCTCAATGGCGTCTTTAATCTGTTTGCTGCCCGCCGCGCCCGCCGCGCCGCGTCCGGTCAACGAGGCTTTCTCCCGCTCCAATGCGGCAATTCGCGCCTCAACCTGTTGCACTTCTTCCACGCCGAAGACCGTGCGCGTTTTGTCAGCGATAGATGCCTTGAGCCCCTTAATTTCCGCGCCTAACGCTTTCGCCCGCGCTGACGCGCCGCTGCTCATGTCTTTTTCAGCGTCGCGGGCGTCGCCATACGCTTGTTTCAATTCGCGAATCCGCGCTTCGGTATCTTCGATTTGCTGTTTGACAATGGGCAAACTGCTCTGCTCTCCCATCGTTTTCAGATCGCCGGTCATGCTGACGAATTGCGTTTGCAGTGATTGCGCGACGGGCTGCACTGCTGTAATTGCCGCGCCCATGTCCGGCCATACCGAGCCGCCATGACTCACGTAGCCGAGCGTTTCCAATTCCTGCGTAACATCCGTGAATTTCTGCTGCAACTCGTCTGATACCGGGACGTTATCACGAATCGCTTTCTGCATTTGCCCAAACACGTCGTTAACCTTGAGCCGCAACGCCTCGTCCCCTGTGGCAATGACGGAGGCGCGAATTTGCGAAAGGGCGTCTAAGGTCGGGGCGGTATCAATCGGAATCGTGATTTTCTCTGGAGTGCCGCCGCCAAGTCCTAAAATCTTTTGCACGGACGACGGGAGGCCGTCGGTAATTTTCGAGAGTTCATTGCGCGCGGAGGCCGCGATGCCGCTAAACGCGGCTGTCAAATTAGCAGGAATCGCTTTGATTTGCGTTTCGATATCAGCAAACGCGGCTTGCGCGGCGGCGACAAAGGCGGCGGGCTGTTCCGTGAGCCATGTCCAAAATTCCTGCGCAGCGGCGGTCAGGTCTGTCCAGACTTGTTTTCCGCTCTCTGTGATGGTTGTCCAGAGGGTTGATCCGGTCGATTGAATGGATGTGACGATGCCTTGCCATTGTTGATCAATAGATGCCACTACTGCCTGCCATGCTTGTTCGGCGGTGGTCTTGGCCTCTCCCCATAGCTGCCCCCAACTCTCGCCAAGCGTTCCCATTTCCGATAAAAACGCAGCCGGAAATTCTTTCAAGGCATCAAACACAGATGAAGCAATCTCTTTCGCGCTTGCCCAAATCGCTGACCATGTATCGCCGATCTGTGTCATTTCTGCCGAAAACGCAGCAGGAAATTCTTTTAACACATTGAACGCGCCGGATACAGTGTCTGTTATTGCTGACCATGTGGCAGCAGCCGATTCTTCCACGCCTTGCCAATAGCGGCCTGCGCCAATCAATTCTGCAAGTCCATCTACGAATGCTGCTCCGTTCGCTAACATATCTTTGACTGTCAATTCAAACGCTTCGGGGATCGCCTTGAAGACTTCGCCGAAATCGAAATCCCCCATCTGCAACCCGCCGAAAAATTCGGCAAAGTCGCGGGACGTGGCGGCGAGTTGCTCTGACACGCCTTTAATGGCCGGCGCGAGCAGCGTTCCCATTGATAACCGCATTTCGGCCATCGCGGTATCGGCGGCTTTGAGTTGCGCGGAGGCGAGCTTCGTTTTTTCCGCGAAGGAATCAAATGTGCGTGAGCCTTTCTCATATTCCGTGCTGGATATTGATAAGGCTTGGTTCACGCGGTCGACGTTCTGGCTCATGGCAAGCATTAAGTCATTGACTTCTGCGCCATTGCCCCACACTTGCTTCATGCGTGCCGCGACATCTTGCATCGCCGCGCCGCCCTCGCTGCCCATTTTGTTCATCTGCGTCAACAGCATTGTGATCGCTTCGGCGGGGCGTTCACGCACGGCGGTCACAAATTCATCGACGGGGAGTTTGAAGGCTTTAGCGACTTTCTCGGAATCGCTCTGGATGACCGTCACGAACTTTTTGAAGGCCGTCGATCCGGCTTCAGCGGTAAATCCTAAGCTATTGATAGACGCGGCAAATGCGGCGGTTTGATCTATGGACATCCCCATAGAGGCAGCCATTTTGCCAATGCGCACGGAGATATTCATGAACGGGTCAAAACTGACATTGGCAATTTGATCATTCAGGGCGTCAAACGCGGAACCGATTTTATCGAAGGATTGATAGACGCTCTCGCCGCGGGCGGTAAATTGCGTTTCGAACAACCCGCCGAGCCGCGCAAAGTTGTTTGCTACCTTCTCCGTATTTTCGCCCGTTGCCACAGACAGCCGCACAATCGCCGCCGTAAAGGATTCAATATCCTTTGGCGCAGACATGCCTAACGTGCCGGCGATTGTGGCGATATTGGCGAGTTCCTGCGCAGAAGCTTGGCCTTTCAGGTCAACCAACGCCATCTTGCGCAAGGATTCGCCTAACGCATTGGTGGCTTCCCCTGACAAATTCGCCGTGCGTCCGAGATCGCCAAGCTGTGTCTCAAATTCGATGAAATCAGTGATGGATTGCTTGATGGCATCTCCCAACATCATGACGCCGGATGCCGCCGCTGACCCGGCCAACGCCGAAATCTGCGAATTGAGATCAGCGAGAGAAGTGATTGGCTGCCCCAAATCTCCGAACGCCTCATTGAATGCGCCGCGAAATTCGCCAAATTCGCGCATCGAATCTTGAATTTGACGGGTATGAATCCCAAGCTGCTCTAAATCATCAATGACCTGCTGCAAGGCCGATGATGCTTGGTTATCGAAGGTGAGCCGGAGTGTCAGTTCTCGTTCTGCCATAAATCACCGAATGAGGTCGTCTAACCACGTTTGGAAGACCTGCTGAATCGCGTCACAATCCTCATCTTGAAACATCACAAACGGACGCGGGTCAATTCGGCTCGTGCCGTCCTGTTGATACCCGGCATATTCAACGGCGGTGCCGAGTTCTAAACTCTCGCGGGTTTGGCGGCGCACTTCGCCGATGCTCTGAAATAACCGGCGCGTTTTGAGAAGCGGCGGATGCGGGTAGCTATGCTTACGCGGCGGCCACGTCGGACGCCCGCCGCTCGTAAAGTTTGTGGCAATCGAGGCCGTGATCAACGTCTCAGACGCGGCGAACGGGCGCGACGGATCGTGGAGCGCGGCCTGTATGCGCTGGAACTCGGAAATAATATTGCGGAGTTGGGGGATGTCAATTTGCATATTATCACATATTATACGATATTATCTAACGATATTATGTCATATTATCACATATTATACAATAATATCTAACGATATTATCACATATTATGCGATAATATGACGCCGTCATGAGTTCAGGACGGCGTCATGGATAAACAATTTGATGTATCTGCATCAACCATTCGAAGACTTCTCGCCGCTCTCGCCGTCGTACCGTTGTTTGTAACCATAATTGTGTGGCGGCGGGATCTAATCGTATTGTTTTCTCCGTCTGATGATACTGATGCTCGCTCAGTAATTCGCAAAAGATGTTCCACGCCTGTTCTTGTCGGTTCGTCAAGGGCGCGGGGGCGCCGTGTCGCGGACAGGGAAGGGTCGGCACGTCGGTCAATGGCCGACGTGCCTCCTGTGCTTCAGCAACGCACGCCGCGCAAATATCTTGGGCTATGCTGCCGGTGTGTCGCTTGACGAACCATTCAAGTTTTTTTGCATCTGTTCCTGCTGCGCTTTCACGATCTCGTCAAACTGCCGCAACGCCTGCGGAATCATTGCGCCGCACCATGCAAAAAATTCCCCGCCTTCATTCAAAAACGCGCGGAGTTGCTCTTTGGAGTAACAAATCGGCTCGCTGGTTTCGTCGTCAACGATATTCTCCCACCCCACGATTGCGGCGGCGGCAATTTCTCGCAGGACGGCAGAATGATTGACCTCGCTGCGTTCAATATAATCTTTGGTGATCGTGACCGGAAATTCGCGGGTGACGGCTTGCCAGACATCATGAATCACTTGCGGAGTGACGCTGAGCGATTCAGCGATGAGAGCAATCCGGTTTTGCACTTCCGGCAATTGCAGCACACCGCGCGCGGCGGCGAGTTGGTAGTTTTGATCGACGGGGTGCGGATAGAAGACTCTTTGGGTATGGCGGTCAATAATGGCTTGCTGTTCGGCGGGCGTGACATATCTGATTGCAACAAATGGCGTCTGATTGGCCGGGACGTCGCCGGTCAGTTTAAATTGACCGGATTGTACCGGCACGCGCAATAATTGACGTGGTTTTGTGCGAAACATGAGACCCTTCCTCTCAAGTGATCATGCCTGAGATCCTTCAATCTCAGGCATATATGGTTATGGTGTTTTTAAAAAACTCAAATAGATTTCTTCGTCATCATTGCCAATACACTCATACGGAATCTTCTGCGCCCATTCGCCGTTCACATCTTCGAGGTCAACAGACGTGCGCACGACTTCCGGCATCCGCAGCGCAACCAAGTTCGGTTTCGCTAACCGGTCGGCCAGCTTGACATGAATCGCAAACGACTCCAAAGCTTCCCATGCGGTGTATTGCGTGATGCCGTCAAGGTAGGGATCAATTGATCCGGTCACGGCGCGGTTCGTGGCTCGCATCGCATACGTGCCGCTTGTCGGCTGAATCGCCTCAAGGCGCGTCATTTCGACGCCGAGATCGCATTCGACGGTGCGCACATATAACTCTGAAAATGCCCCGCCTGTTGACGTTTGCAATGATGCCCCTAACACAATCGGCGGCTTCAGCGTATAATCCGGCGTGGGCGTGTATGCGCAACCCAACGCCTCAACTTCCCATGACTGCGCCTCGCACGCGAATTCAATTTTGGGAATCGCGCCAACCGTCAAATCGTTGATTGTCATGTTGCAGAGACAACCGGCGAATGAGAACTTAACATTGCCGTCCAAATAGACGTAGCAGGAGAAGGTCGGACGCACGGATGCGTCTGATGTGAGCTTATACGTAACACTGCCTGATACTTCATGCGCGGCGGTCGGGGCGGATGTTAACGCCGGCGTCACCGTCACGACTTTCCGCAAATCGCCATCTGTGACGGCCGACACCCATACCTGTTCCCATGCGGGCGTCGCGGTTGCGCTCGTATCCACCAAGAGAGCATCGCCTTCTTCAATATTGCAAGGCGTCGTGCCGTCGATCACCGTAAAGACGCTTGTCGTCGGCGCGGCGGTAATGATGACCGTGCCGGTCGGCGTGTTGACGACGACATTCGCGCCGGTTGACGGCGGGCTGCTTAACGCAGGCGAAACCACGATGGTTTGCACGCCTGATCCTGGTGTGACCGTCGTAACCGTCGTTGTCTCATACAGTGATCCCACTTCGACCAGAATTTCGTCGTCCTCTTGCAACGTCCCACCGGTGACATCAATCGTCGTGGTCGTAGGCGCGGGAGAAGCCGCAACCGTGCCGTTGACCAGCAGCTTGACGACATTCGCGCCATGAATCGGCGCAATCGTCGTCCCAGCGAGCAATGTTACCGTTTTGCTCTTTGTATTCGTGACAATCGAATCAATATGCTTTTCCTGATACGTTGTGCCAATCTGGACAAGAATATCATCTTCATCCGCTAACGCCGTGCCGCTCACCGTAAACACGGTCGTTGAGGCGGTGTGCGCCGGAGACACCGTGCCTCCAACGGCGATATGTTCAACGCCCCATGCACTTTTCAGCAATGGGCTATATTCCGGCGCGGTGCCGCTGACGCCGCTGCCGCGTAACTCCGCCGTCAACGTAAATGATGCGGTTTGCTTGCCGGGCAATGACGGTAACTTGGTAAAACTTCCGCGCATGACATCGCGGCTAATCGCCTCCATGCCGGGGCTAATGGATACGTCGACCGTCGTGATGACGTTATTCGC